CACAGAGATGTTGATTGCGCTCCAGGCCCAGATGGCCGCTCTCAGCTGGCACCTCGCCGCCTCAGTCCCCCCTCCGGCCTCCCTCCCCCGCGACATGTGTGCCGAGGGCCATTCCGCTGCACCGCAGCTCCCCCCCGCCCCACCCCCCGCCCCAAATCTTTTGGAGGCTGCGGAGAAGTGCGAAACGGTGCAAACCGTCGCCTGGCTCAACAGCGTGAAGGAGGATCCGGACATTGTCTTGTTTGACATGGACCGTGAGCCCCATCGCTCTCTTTTCCACGACGACGAGGACTTGAGCAGCAGCTCGTCCAAGCCCCCGAAGCGCTCCAGATCTCGCCGACGCAGGCCCCGTGCCGCGCCAGGCCTTGAGGCGTCGAAGGTTGCACACGTCAAGCAGATCCGCATCTCGTATGAAGGTATGGCTGTCGGTGAGGCCATCCGCGCTGTCCACGCTAAGCAGGACCAGGAGTCTAAGGCACCCGTTAAGGTCGAGAGACCGACGCCCCGGCCCGCGCCGGAGATTCGCGTCGCTCACACCGGCTTTTCTTTCGGGGATGTTCGTGCGGCAACTCCGGCCGCTCCGTCAGGGGCGATGACCGGGTTGTGTCCCGTGTGTTTGGAGAAGTCAGCGGCCAAGAGTTGCTACTGCTCCGAGCACGAGGTGATCCACGACACCCTGATCGCCACGGACATGCCTGAGGTGAGCGAGGAGGTCGAGAAGAAGCTTCGCGACTACATCGCGTCCAAGTGCCCTTCCATCATGAAAACCCTAGAGATGGGTGAGTACAAGTGGGAGAAGTACCCGGACGGACCGTGTTTTGAGCACGAAGGCACTCCATTCTTGGTGGGTGTGGGAACGACGAGGTTCAAATCTGGCAAGCCGGAAGGCAAGGCCACAGCTGACAAGTCTCCCCAGCCCCAGTTTGTTGATATGGCCGTCGCTGCAGGATTCACGCGCGATGAGGTCGCTGACTTCACTTGGCCCGACCTAAGGGCTCGCGGCATCTTTGACTCCATGACCGCCAATTTGGAGAAGCGCATCCGCCACGGGGAGACCATGCCGGCGGAACTGACGGAGTTCATTCAGAGAACTGTCGTCGACCCCCCCTTGCCCGTTGGACCTAAGTTGGACGCCGACCTCGCCCGCAATATCGGTGAGTGGACCCGTGCGTACGTGGACCTTGAGGACATGAAGCCCAGTGATGGGCCTCGGTCCACCGAGGAAACTTTCATGCACACCTTTGCTCCGCTCGTTGACGTTGCCGTGTCCGCTTGTAACCCAGACAAGTCGGCAGGCTGGTCTGGCTGCATCTTCGGGAAACCCCTCAAGGGCAACATCCTCAAGGATGAGGCGGCTATCAAGTTGGTGCGGCGCACAGCACTTGAAAGGCTTTGGCTGTACTGCACAGTTAAGGACGTTGCCTTTTGTTCGGCGGAGCAGATGGTCCGCCTTGGCCTTCGTGACCCGGTTGTGCCCGCCGTGAAAGGCGAAATGCACCCCGGCAGGAAGGTGTTCAAGAGAAACTCCAGCAAGGCCTACGTGGTCGTGGATCACAAACGCGTTCCGCTCGACCACCCGCGGTGGCGGACAATTTACTCACAGTCCATGGTGGACGAAATTGTCGGCCGCGTGCTGGAGAAACCCCATAACGCCCGCCAACAGTCCCTCTACGCGGCCGGCGCTGGCGTGTGGACCGGGATCGGCACTGGATCAGACGACGCGAATGCGCGCCTGACGAAAGCGCGCGTCACTGCTGCCCTCTTCGCCCACCCCGCTGGATCCATCGTGTCTGATGATGTTTCTGGCATGGATTGGTGCGGCTCCGGGTGGAGTGCCGCGGTCGACATCACGGCCAGGTTGGCCACCGCGCACAGTTGCGCGCCGGCCGACCCCACCGCCGACGAGGCGGTGCTCAAGAAAATGATTGCCCGTGCGCTCCTCGCGTACGGATGTTCGTTAGCTCGGAGTACCTACCTTGTCCAGGACGTGTTGTTCGCTCAGGTGGTCCAGGGAATCAACGATTCCGGAGTTCTGTCTACTGGATTCAAGAACTCCACACCCAGGGCCTTCCTCGCTTGGCTGACCGGCGCCCTCGGTGCCACAGCCTGCGGGGATGACTGCGTGGCGGTCTACGCCGCCCTCGTCGACTCCGCCGAGCTCACAGCCGTGGCGCGCCGCTTCGGCTTCGAGATCCGCGACCAGTTGGTCCGGCAGTTCGGGGAAGGGGAAGGGTTCGAGTGCTGCTCCAAACTGTACAGTTGGGCGGCCGATCCTGTGTACCAGTTCTTGAACCTGCCGAAAGCGGTCGCGAAAGTCTGCTCCGCCGGAGTGCTCAGCGACGACACGTTCAGCGGGCTTCTCTTTGAGACCCGACATGACCCCAGCAATCGCGACAAGTGGATGCGTTTCCGCACGTTGTTGGTCACCGCGGGGTTGTGTGAGGGTCCTCAGCCTGAGGCGAAGGCGAGTCCCGAAGAGGACCCGCTGGACACAAATTTCTAGTTTCATGGTGGACGGCGCCTGGTTATTCCACGCGCTGTCGCCGGATTAGTTGCATGAATTTGACGGACAAAACCATAAAATATTAAACAAACCGTTC